TTGGCTAAATCGACGGTGGCAATCGCATCTTGAGGAGTGATAACACTTGCTTTCTTCATGCGCAACGGCGTAACATCTTTGCCATGATAGGCATCGACGCCACAGGATTCTCGGAAGAATCCTTTATGGAAGGACTTGGCTACATTCGGTACAAAACCGAACATAGTCAAGACTCTCATTACAGTTGCGTAGTATTCTGAAGGAAACAATATATCATCACCGAAGACATAGACATCATCACAAGTTGTATTATGATAGTATCTAATGCCAGCTTGAACCACACTAAAGAAAACTAAACTCTCAACAGGAAAGCATAAAGCATTCCCCATGGGAGCCCACTTTTCTAAGTCCATGACCCGTCCATCTAGCAACTGGACCTTATTGGCGCGAGAACAGCTTAGAATATCGTACACGTAGGTCCCAAAAAGGGATTCTACGAGACTTTTATCTATTCTGTCGCTGGCCTCCTTAAGATCGATAGTCGCAAGACTACCTGTCTCTGACGAAGCCAACGCTAAAGAACCGTTCACGGTTTGATCCGTGAAGTTTATCCTCCCTCGTGTGAGGGGGGAATGTTCAATAGCTCTCTCCAGTAGCAGCCGCTGGCCTTGCTGAATCCATATAGACTCTTTAGGATGCACGCAGATTAAGCGTGGACCCCTAGAATCTTTAGGAACAGCGACAAGCTTCGCGGTAATATCCGTATATTCCTTTATACGACCCAAACTCTCAAATACCATGGTCTCCTCCCAATAACTGGGAAGGCTCCAAAAGTACTGATCATAAGGGTAATATTCTTGAATACGCGGGTAGTATGTGAGGAAACGTGACTTCTCATCGGTTTACAGGAAGGATAAACACTTCCTGGACCATGAGAAGGAACTATTTCTCTCCAGTTGATTCGGTAAATAACCCGACCAACGATTCGACGAGCTGATTCGAGTAGTGCGTGAGGAACGGCGCTTTTGAAAGCGCTGCGCCACACAGCACAGCAAGAATCAGTTTCTTCAAAGACGCTTTGCGCTTCTTTGATTTGTTCATGTGTAGGTTCTTGCTCGACTTTGTAGCAGAACAGA